AGCAAACGGAACACAAGCAAACGCAGGAGACAGACTATTTGTTGGAGACAACAATGGTGCTGCACAGATTGTAGGTGGTAGATACTTTATGGACATGTTGGATCATGTTCATGGAACAGTTACAGCAAGTTCTGCTGCCATCGTAGACAGTAATTCAAAGGTTGACCAGTGGTTAGTAGACGACATCTCCCTCAATGCAAACGTCATTACTACTTCTACTACTGATGCTGACCTTATCTTCCGTGCAAATGGCACAGGTAAACTGGTTATTGAAGATGGTCAGGAATTAGAGTTTGGAACTACAGGAGATGTAGAACTCTCATTCAATGACTCAGATGCAGTTTTAGACATCAAGCGAGTAGCAGGAACCCCCGACTTGCGTATCGCTGATGATATGAAACTAAACTTTGGTAATACGAAGGATGCTTCTATCAGATATGACGAGACAACCTCTGACAAGATCCAAGTAGAGGGTGCAGACTGGAACTATGGCACTGGTGTCCAAGTCAATATTGCAGACACCACAGACGCTTCTAACGTTGCTACAGCAGCATTTACAGTTGCGGGTGGTATCGGTGTTGCTGCAACTGCATACATCAAAGACTTGAATGTAGATGACAACACTACAATTGGAACAGCAGCTGGAGACTCTCTAACAGTCAACGCAACAACTACCTTCCAGAATGGTGTAACTTTCAATGGAACTACAAATATCTCTGGTAGCACAAACCAAACTGGTGATATTCAGATTGATAACCTTAAGTTAGATGGTAACACACTATCTACTATTAACTCTGTTCAAGAGTTGATACTTGACCCCGATCCTACAACTGATGCGGGTGGTCTTGTTATCATCAAAGGTGACCTACAGATTGATGGAACTACAACTACAGTGAACTCTGCTTCAATGTCAGTTAACGATCCTACAATCGAATTGGGAGATCCTACAACTCCTGTTACACTGACTGCAGAAGCAGCTGGTGGTCAGGCAATCGTTGTTGTAGATGCTATAGATCAACTACAAGTTGGTGACGCAGTTACATCATCAACTGCAGGGATTCCTAATAGCACAGTTATTAATGCTATTAATACTGGAAACAAGCAAGTTACTTTAAGCAATAACCTTTCACAAACAATGGCAGTTGGTTCTGTTCTTGTTACTGTGAGTGGTGCTGATGATGCATTAGATCGTGGTGTTAAGGTTCACTATAACAATAGTGGAACTAACAAGTTTGGTTTCTTCGGTTATGACCGCACAGGTGGTGCTGATGGAGCTGGTGCATGGACATTCATTGAAGATGCAACAGACACAAACACTGTATTCGGTGTTACAGGAAACCGTGGTACGGTTGTATTAGGTGATCTAGAACTCGATACTGACCTTGAGGTTCAGTTTGGTGGAACTGGAGTGGGATCTTTTACATCTAAAGGTATCCTATATGGTAATGGCACAAATGCTTTACAAGTAACTGCAGAAGCAAACATGGCATCACCTGGCACAGGTACTGATGCAACAACATCATTCCAAGTTCTTACAGTAACATCAACTGGTGTGCCTGTATGGACTGACACAATTGACGGTGGAACTTTTTAAAACATGAACGCACAAATTGTTATTAACACATTACAAAAGAAAATTTCTGAATTGACACTGATAAACGTAATGATGGAGGCACAAATCCAAGACTTACAAACTCAGTTAAATAGTATGAAAACTGAACAACAATCTGAGAATGACTTAGATGGCAACGAGAATCAAACTAAAGAGATCGACAGTAGCAGCGACAGTCCCGACGACTTCTAATTTAGAAGATGGTGAGGTCGCTCTTAATATAGCGGATAAAAAATTATACGCTAGAAACGGATCCAATATAATTGAAGTAGCAAACCAGAAACCTAATACAGGTGAAGTGGTTACTACTATGTTTTCTACTGACATAACGAATGGTCAGGGGAATACTTTCTATGTTGCTACAGTAGGTTCAGATAATACTACGCTTGCAAACGGTGGTAATGGTGGATTGCACCCAGACACACCTTTCCTTACTATTACAAAGGCACTATCAGTTGCTACAGCGGGTGATACAGTTTTAGTTGCACCTGGCGAATATCAAGAGACATTTCCTATAACAGTTCCTGACGGTGTTACATTACGTGGAACTAACTTAAGATCAACATCAATAAAACCAACATCTGTTACAAACGACAATAACGCACTTATATTATCTGGAGACTGTCACGTTTCCGACCTAACAATCAAAGACTTTTTCTACAACAGTAGTGCTGACGAAGGATATGCTTTTGTTGTAGTATCAAATATGGACTCTACTACAAGTCCATATATCGAGAGATGCACAGTTACCACAAAAGGTAGTGTAGTATCTGGGTCAGATCCTTATGGATACAACCAAGGAGACGCAGGACGTGGTGCTAAATTAGATGGTGCAAACATTGCGGGTGGATCTAGACATGGTTCTGTTCTATTCAACGAGTGTACATTCATCACACCTAATCAGGTTGGTCTATACATAACCAATGGTATGCGTGTAGAGTGGTTGAATTGCTTCAACTATTTTGCATCTATTGGTATTCAAGGTGTTCAAGGTGCAACTGGTAAGTCTGGTTCTGGTAGCACTAGATTAAAACTAGGTGGAACATCAGGAACATTCTCTACATCTGAGGTTACATATCAGTTAGAAAATAGTTTCCAGTCAGGAACATATGCCAGATCAGGGACTACAATAACTCTAACGAGAACTGCACATGGTTTAGTATCTAATGACTACATCTATGCAGATCATATTAGTGGTGCAGGAACAGACAATTTCTATCAAGTCACAAAGGTAGACAATAATACAGTTACATATACAGATAGTTCTGCATCTGGAACAACATCTGGTAATGTCACCTACAAGAAGGCAGTTGCACGTGGTGTAGTTGCAAGTAACGATGGTACATATGTATTCATCACTGGTAAAGGAACTGGTGCATTCACAACAGTCAACAAACCCGCAAAAACATTAAGTAGATTTGGTGACTCACAGTTAGACACAGCACAAAAGAAATTTGGAACAGCATCCATATTATTAGACGGAACTGAAGATAACGTAAAGGTTCCTGATGATGAAGACTTTGGATTTGGAACATCAAACTGGTGCTTAGAAGCATTCATAAGACCTGGTAGTGTATCAGGCATACAAAGAATATTTGACCTTAGAGATGGTTCTGCTACAGATACAGCACCTACAATGTATCTTAATGGAACTGCATTGCATTACGCAGTAGGAAATACATCACAAATTAATGGTGGAACCTTAGCAACTAACACATGGTATCACGTTGCAGTAGCAAGACAGGGAGGAACCACAAAATTATTCTTGGACGGAACTGAGTTAGGAACATATACAGATAGTAATGACTATGGATCTACAACTCCTGTTGTTATAGGTTCTGACTATCAGGCATCTCCAACAGAAGCATTTAACGGACATGTTGATGAAGTAAGAATCAGTAAAGGTTCTTCTCGTTTCACTGCAGGATTTACCCCTACAACCTCTGAATACTCATCAGATAACAATACAGTGCTATTGCTCCATGCGAATGGCACAGACGCTTCTACGACCTTTACATACGGTTCTGGTGGAACATCTGATATTAGATCTAGCGGTGGTGATTCTGCTACATCTGTTATCACTGCTGACTACTCAGCATTTGGTGCTGAATTACGTTCTGTGGCATCTGCATGTGTATATGGACAGAAGGGTGTTCAAGCAGACGGTTCTGGTGTAAAACTTATATTGACTGCACATAACTTTGGTTATGTTGGTTCTGGTGCAGACTATACTAATGACCCATCTCTTGCTGTGCAAGCAAGTGAAGTAGAAGAACTTAACAATGGTAAAGTTCTTTATTCTTCCACAGACCAAGACGGTGACTTCCGTGTTGGAGATGCATTCTCTGTAGACCAAGAGACTGGTAACGTTCAGTTCCAAGCAACATCAACAGCTCAATCAGCTGCGAACATCACATTAAGTGACTCAACTGGAACGACTAATATATTCCCTGCATATATTGAGACAGGCAACTTAAGATTTGCGGGTAACAGCATGACCTCTACCACAGGTCAGGTAATCGTTGACCCCTCTGGTAACGAAGACTTTGTTGTTAACGCTGAAACAATCGTTAAAGAAGCAGTATTCTTCGACACTGCTAAGTCAATCGCATTTGGTAGTTCTGTTCAAGGTGCGTTAAGAGTTAGAGGATTCTCTGATAGTTTATTATTTGGATCATCAGAAGCAGCAAACTATTCATCAAGAGCATTTGTTGTATTTAAAAATGGTCTAGGAACAGTAAATCTTGACTCTGCAGGAACTGGATATGTAGGTGGATCTCAAACAGTTAATGTTACATCTGCTCCAAACACTGCTGCTACTGCAACAGCAACCATTGCTACAACTGGAGCAATCAAGAAATTTACAGTTACCAATAGAGGTAACATGTCATATACTCAAGTTCCTGACGTTACAGTGTCTGGAACTGGTAGTGGTGCAGGAACTGCACAAATGGGTGCAGGACAGAGAGTTATATCAGTTACAGTAGATGCGGGTGGTAGTGGTTTTGTATCTCCTACTATCGCTTTTGATGCTCCTCCACAGCAAACATTTGTGGGTGGGGTTGCTGCCATTACGACTGCAACAAACAGTATTATAATTAATGGTCATCCGTTTGAAACTGGACAACAAATAAGTTTAGATACAACAACATTAGATCCTGCTGCTGTAGCACCTACAGGTCTTGCTGCAGGAACATACTATGCTATTCGTGTAGACGCAGATACATTCAAAGTTGCATCATCCGCAACAAATGCAAACAATGGAACTGAAGTTCCTATAACTGGAACTGGTTCTGGTAACATGTTCTTCCAAGGTGTTACTGCAACTGGAAACGTAACAATTTCAGCGGGTGCTATTACTGGAGTTACAATCACAAATGAAGGAACTGGATATACTGGTGCACCATTAACAACTGTTACTGACTCTGCAGGAACTGGTGAAAACCTATCTGTTGTAATGGGTAAAAACGTTGATGCTCTTATCGTATCTAACGCAGGAACATATCTCAACACTGCTACTCCAACAGTAACAATAGCAGCAGCTACTGGAGATACCACAGGATCTGGAGCAACTGCGACTGCAACTCTTGGATTCCCTGTTGAATCTATTAGTTTAGATACAAAAGGTTTAGGATATAGAAACAATCCAACTGTTGTTCTTTCTCCCGCACCAGCTCCAGGAGAAAATCTAGTAGAAGCAGTTATAACTTCTGTATTAGATGAGAAAGAAGGTAGAATTGCATCAATTAGTCTTGACACAGCTGGTAGTGGATATGAAACTGCTCCAACAATAGCATTTGATGGTGGTGCAGGAGCAGGAGGAACCGTTCAAGTAGATATTCAGTCCTTAGATGGAACAATTACTTCATCTGGATCTGGATATACTGCAGGAACTTACCAAAACGTAGCGTTTACAACTACAGGAAATGGAACAGGAGCAACTGCAACCTTTACCATACCTGGTTTCCAAGGAACTATAACCACAGCAGGAACTGGATATACTGATACTGGTGGAACTCCTGTATCTATTGAGTTCAGAAACCCTCCTACCTCAACATTTACAGTCACAGTTGTTCAGAGAGCTAGACTATCTCTTTCTAGTATTACTGGAACATTTGCAGTAGGAAATACAGTTACAGGTTCTGTATCAAACGCAACAGGAACCGTATCATTTGTTGGTGCTGATTACTTATATCTAAGTGGCGTAACAGGAACATTCCAAGATGCTCAAACAGATACTATTTCAAATGGTTCTGGAGCAAGTGGAACTCTAGAATTAGTTGCAGCAAGTGTAGACAGATACGTTATTGATGGTAATGAAGCAGGAAGTTTTACACTTATAGATGAAAACACATATAGATTTGACACCTCTGATGCTACAAATACCAATCACCCACTAGCATTTGGTGCTGCACAAGGAATGCAGTCTAGACAATATAGAACGCCAGGAACAGCTGGATCATATTTTGAAGTAGTTGTTGGTGCAGTATCATCTACCACACCAACAAGCACATATCAGTGTACCGTTCATGGATCTGGTATGGGTGAGGGTGGTGTAATTACATACACTACAGGAGCTGCAGGACAGTCTGGTATTGGAATGTCAGCAAACATTACGATCTCTGGTGGTGCAGTAACAGATGTTGTTATCACTTCACAAGGAACTGGTGGTAACTATGCTATAGGTCATCAATTAATCGCTGACGTAGATGACATCGGTGGAACAGGTTCTGGATTCGTATATACATTAGCATCTAATACTACAGGTATAAGTTCTGTAACAGCCATATCTCTCAATGGTGAAGGATATACAATAGGAGAGGTATTAGGTGTTGCTGACGGTGATGTTGGTGGTGGAGGTGGATCTGGTTTCCAATTTACAATCAGCAATGTAGGTTTTGCCACTGCAGCAACAGTTGGTGATGCGGGTGGTGCTTATGAACTAGCAGACACATTAATATTAGGAGAGGTAGGACCTCCTGGCTCCGTTCAAGGAAGTGGATTAGTTATAAGTCTTGCAAGTATTGCTTCTGAAAAAGCATTAGAATTAGATCAAGAAGGCAAGTTAACATTAGGTGCATCTGCTGCATCTGGACAAGTTGTAATTAATAGAGATGGATCTCTTGTCACACCAAACTGGAACGTAGGTTCTACAGGTGCTATCACTGCAGTCAGTGCAGCGTTTAGTGGTGGAGTTGCAATTACTGCTGCTGCAACAGTTGGTCAAACCTTACAAGTTGCAGGAACATTTACCGCATCTGCGGGTGTTACAATATCTGGTGGAACTAGCACCATATCAAATACATCTATAAAAGTTTTAGATGGAACTGAGGCAGCACCTAGTTTAACATTTGATAATTCAGATACTACAGGTTTCTACAGAGCAGGGACAGATGATATTGGTATCACTGTTGCAGGATCAAGAAAGGGTAAGATAGATGCGGATGGCATATACTTTACTGGAATTAAAGCAGATGCTGATGTAACTAACCTCAATCCATTCTTTAAAGTTGATACTGCCTCAAGCAAATTAGAGTTAGGAAGTGTTACAACTAATCTATTCATTGATAGCACAAATACTATTGGCACAGGTGGAACAGATATCAGCGTTCCACTTAACTTTGATACTAAAGGTGAAGGAAACTTTACATTTAAAGGTGGTGCAAACGTTGACTTCAAGATTACTGATGGAACATCTGATGTTGTATCAGTTGACACAGGAACAGGAACTGCTCTATTTTCTGGTAATTTAGATGCAGGAAAGTTACGTATTAGACAGAACGTTATAAGCAATAACAGTTCAACATCCACTAGATCATTTGGTCAAGTTCTTGCACTTACAGTTACAGGAACTGGATCTGGATATACAGATGGAACATACACAGCGACTGCAACAACAGGTGGAAGTGGAACTGGATTGACTGTAACGCTAACAGTTGCTTCTGGAACATTCTCAGCAGTTACTGTAGTTGCTAAAGGTCAAAACTATAAAGTTGGAGATGCAATTACAATCACTGCAGCGGGTGGTGGAACAGGTTTAACAGTTAACGTATCAGATATAGATGGTTCTGGTGTTGTATTGAAACCAGGTGGAGGATTCGATGTATTATGTGACACAACTGGATCTCTTGTAATTCCATCAGGAACTACAAACCAACGTCCTAATACATTAGATCGCATCACAGGTGCTATTAGATTCAATACCACACAGTTACAGTTTGAAGGATTTAACGGACAAGATTTTGTTTCTCTTGGAGGTGTTCGTGACGTTGACCAAGATACTTACGTCTTGACCGAATCTGCACCAGGTGCTGATGAAGACGTATTTGAATTCTATAATACTGGTGTTAATTCATTATCAATTAGTCAAACTAAATTAACTCTTAGAACTACTAAGACATTTGATGTTCAAGGAACTCTAAGAATTGATGGTGTTACTACTACTGAAAATCCAGTTGATATTCAACGTGGTGGTGTATCAATTGCCAAGTTTAGATCAGGAAAAGATTTTGAAATATGTGATGGATCTACATCTGGTTTAAGATTAAGATCAGTTCCACAACAGGGTGTTATTGCAACAATCGGAACTGTAACATCTAACGGAAACAATTATGGAGCATCTCAAACATATAGTGGTGTAGCATCTACTGGAGAGTTTGGAGGAACAGGAGCAACATTTAATGTTGTTACAAATGGTAGTGGCGGTATTTCATCAGTTGCAATTGCTACTGGTGGAACTGGATATGAAGTAAATGAAGTCATCAAGATTGCAGGAAACTTATTAGGTGGAACAAACGTTGATGATGACATTACATTCCCAGTTGTAACTATTAGCAGTCCATCAGATCCATTTGCTAGAATGGATATTATTCATCAGGACTTCGTAACAAGAACTGATGGTAAATCATTCTTGTCTATTGATGCTAGTGGAGCAGAAACAGCATGGAAGATTAATAGAGGTTGGTCAAGTGCCACTGAAAACTATCTAACAGTATTTGATTCTACTGCAACATTTATGGAACTAGATGACTGTCGTGTAGAAGGTGGTCAACTATCATCATTCCCAACATCTGCAACCATAACTGCATTTGATAGAACTGCATTCAAGGGATCAAAAACACTTGTAACTATTGAGAGTGATGACAATAAAGTTCATATGCTTGAGGTCACAATCGTCTGTGCTTCAAATGGAACAACCGCACATGCAACCGTTACAAACTCAATAACTTCTGACAATGATTTGATGGATGCAACCGTTGCTGTTGTTGGTAGTAACGTGAATATCTCACTAGCAAAATCTAGTGCTGCTACATCATCATCAAACTTCACTGGTAGATTCACAACTACCAAGGTCAAGGTATAAATAACCTCTAGGTAATCTAAGACAATGCCCGTAAAGAATTTTTCATCAA